AAACAGGAGTCCAATATTCCCCCCCAATAATGCCCCTCCTAGTCCAGCTTTTTTAAATCCTACAAAAGCCCCTACCGCCGCTGTGCCAATAGCAACTTTTACTCTGTTTTTTTTCTTAACTAAACTTTTAACCCTTGTTGGGTCTGGCTTTTTTTTCTGTCTATCTCCACCTTTTCCACTCTTAACGGGAATAACTCTTCCATTCTTTCTTATAAATTGCATTTTTTGATGACTGCTCATAATTAAAACCCAAATGTATTGAATTGCTGTTGAGTATTCACCCTTTGCAATTCTAGTTCCATATCATCAACGTCCAGATCTGGTATCTGGGCTAATAAATTCTTCAATACTGTTTCTCTGGATAATACGTTCCCACTTGATAGCTGCAAAAACATTGATATTAATTGCTGCTTATCCTGTGTTGTCATAGGAAACATTGGCGGCCAGGATAGTGTAATATCTAGGCTAGTAGGCTGATACTGTGGAGGCATATTAAATATAAGAGGCAAGCCCCTTTGATTCATTAGAACCAACGCAGCCAATGATTTTTGGTTTAGCTTTATAATTCCACGCTCTACATGAGGCCGCATCTGGTTGACCAACTCGACCAGTGGACCGTGAAGGATCTCCATGGCCTTACCACTTTGAGCAGATCCCACAATCTTCTCAGGATCAAGCATAATAACTCTGGCAATGTCCTGAATATCCTTTCTAATATCCATTTTATGTTCTTTGGCTGTTTGAACACCAGATCCGCTAACTTCAATGAAGCCTGCATCCCCTTCCCTACCTAAATTCCATCCCTTTGAAGAAGACTTGATTAAATGATCCAATTCGTCTTCATCCATACCCTTAACAATAAGCTGAGGATCTTGACCATACAATACGGCCTTATCTGACTGACTGATATTGTAGTTAAGTGAATCCATAAAATCGAAGCACTTCTCTACTATCGTTTTTCCATCACCGTCTGGATTAAATCGGTTGTAACCGTTTCTTATCCACTCACCTTGAACAAATCCCAATTGATGTTGGTTTGATTTTATCGGTTGGAACGCCGGAGCCTGTCCAGATATAAATTCTGGGCTATCATATAGAGTATCGGTCATCATACCCAGTTCTAGCTTGTACCATTTCTTAACGGGCTTACCTTGATCGTCCAGATCTTCAATATCTTCATAAACGTGCTTTATTACCATTTTTTGTAATTCATCAGCATCGTCAAACTCTGGATAACAATATTTAGGATTAATATACTCATATTTAATTGTACCCTTAACAATCTTAAAGCGTACAAATACAGCATTGTGAGTCACAAAGGTTTCAATTGCTCTGAGTAATAAAGACTTTTGATAGCTTGTTTTTACAACGAGATCCAATAAATCTTTTGTGTCTTGATCTTCTGTAATATCCATCTTTGGAAATGTAGACATACCAAGAAGCTTAGATCCTACTCTCTCACCTAATAGCTGTGCGAATGGATATATAATCTTAGGCTTTCTTTTCCTAATAGGAGCATGATTTTCAGCCTCATCACAATTATCCCAGTCGGCCAGGTGGTCGTATTGGGTTGACTCAACATATTGGCATATTTTATCAAGCCTATCGTTTCTAAATTGATCGTTTTTTGAGCCTGACAAAGTACCCTGCTTAATTCCCAGGTTATTCTCTGCTCTTTTTTGCGACCTTGATTTCCCAAAAATTTTACCCATTATTATATCCTATTTCTTATTTTTAACTCTTATTGGAACTATTCTGCCTCTTATTCTAACAAATCTAACTTTAGTATTGCCACGCATTGTTATATCTTTATTAAGTTGGCTCTTAGATCTGTTAGGCTTTGTTTGTGCCAATACAGATTTTTTCCTATCTTTCTTTAAGCTCTTTATTACTTTGCTGGGATCATTTCTCTCAAATAGTAATTTGCTACGCTGTTCTAAAAAATCTCTATCCCCAGAATCAGCCAATATATCTTCTGCCATTTCTGTTATTTGACCCTTTTTAAGCCCACTCTTATTTACTACTGATAAGGCTGGATTAGTATTTGGATTCTTCATCTTTCCAAATTTTTTAAATCCTTTGTTTATTTTTTTTCTATTATCATTAAATCTATCTAAAGCTATTTCGTTTCTTATTCTTTTACCTATGTCGCCAGATTTCTTCGAGTCGGAAACTCTTTTTGATAAACTCTTTCTGGTACCGCCCAAAATCTCAGATAATGTATTCTCACCAAGCGCCTGTTTAACTTCTTTCTGTTGTTTAAATAGCCTTGAATTAAGTTTATCTAAAAAGCTACTTCTGTGAGAAAAAAACTCAGGCTTCTTCCTAGACTGTGACAATCTAAAAAATTTATCCTTTCTCAATCTCTTGGATATTTTAGATATTTTACCCATATCAGATAAAACCTTATTAGCATCGGACAGAGTAACATCACTCATAAATATTTTTTGTACAAGTTTAATAACCTTCTTTTTACTCATTAATAAGCCAGATCCTTAACCTTATCCAAACAATCCGCATAATCAATAAAGTCGGATTTATCAAATTCGAGTTTGAGCATTTCCCATTCTGTTGCACCAATCGCATAGAAATATTCTGCTTTACCTCTCATAAATACATTTATGTTATCTGGATAGATTTTCTTGTAACGCAAGTAAGCACAGAATTTGATATTCTTGCTACTTCTTAAATTAGCATCATTTGTCATACTGATAAACTCTTTTCAAAACTTCCTGCCTTATACTTATTATTGGCCAGACTCCATAACATTTCAAGTGAGTCCGGGCAGTCATCATGCTGTCCTTTTGGGAATTCCCACATTTGGTCCTTAAATTCCTGACTCAGCATGGTTCTATTAAATAGAATATACCCGTTAAATACTTTTGGCTCAATAGTGTAGATCCTTTTCTCTTTGTTCTCAGTCTGCACAATATCGTAAAACTTGATATTAATAGGCATACCGCTATTTAATTCTTGCCTCTTTTTCTCATCAAATATGTTCTTGGCCAGGAGTCCTCGGTATAAATTAGTTTCTATCCCAAACCTATGATAGTTAAAAAGTGCGTTATTTTCAAATATTTGCTTAACATATTTGCTTGGAGAGGTTCTTTTGGTGAAATCTTGATGTACAAACAACCTATTGGATAGAGGATCTTTGTATCCGGTTAATATACAAGTAAAGTCAGTCTTTCGATTAGCACTGGGTTTTTTCTGTCCAGTTGATGGATCTATCACCCCAATACACTGTAGATACTCTAATGGTACGAATCTATCAGTCTTGAGGATATGAAATCCAACCTTACCATCACGCTCTGTCTGCTCATACCACCAGAATTCCTCTGGATCAAAAACCTTTTCTTCATCACTCATTGGAGAGTTTTGCTTCTCCTTCATAAAGGATCTTAAACCTGTCTCAATCACTTCCTCCATAAGAAAGTAATATGATTCACGTTCAGGCCACAATACTTGGACCCCTTTCATCATTTCTAGTTCATTAGATCTATAGTATTCCAAGGCAAGATCCTGCCTCTGGTCTTCGTCAAGGTCACAATATATCGCTTTCCATTTTTCCCAAAGATCTGGACGGTCCGACCATGTAATAATCGCCTTGTATTCTCTTGATCTATATTTCGCATTATTAATAAGTGATCTAAGAAGCGATTTTCTATGAAGGACTGTTCCAATAAACTCAATATTTGTTTTGGTATCTCCAATCTTGGAAATAATATCCCTATACCACGCTTCTTTTTTCTCTCTAATAGCTTCGTTTTCAACTTCATTAGAATGTTCCACATCATCACAAACAATCTTTGACGGTCGGGCTTCTCTATAACGTATCCCTCTAATTTCCGTATTCGATCCGACCGCCAATATACGGCAAGCAAAAGATTTTTGCCTACATATAAAATCCGTAGCACCAACCTTTTTAGATGGAAGAAAGTTACCATAAAAATTAATGAGGGCGATATTCGTAATAAACTCTGTTGATATATCCTTTGCCTTTTGGCTTGCTTGGGGTTCGGTATTGGATACAAGTACAATGAATTTTTCCAACTGATATACAACATCGTGTATTGGTTTAATAAGTATTTTAATAGTGGATTTTGCGTAACCTCTAGGCGCAGCAGAAGCCCGTCTAACAGAACGCTCCATGTAGCCATAGTCTGCAAACGAATCAATGTGAAATTGATTGAATGGATCAGTACAATAATGAGGGAAGAATATTTCTGAAAACAATTTAATATCAGTAGCACAGCGCCAGATAATAAACTTTTTCCTTTCTGTATCATTTGCCTGCCGCTCTAATAAGTTCAAGAACTTTATCAACGGAAGTTTTCCCATTTCCGTTATCATCATCATCGTCATCCGATCCATTCAATGCCCCGTGGTGTTTTGCCAATAACTCTAATGCTTTAATTGGATCTCGTTGCTTGATCTCTACCGATCCACCAAATTCTGAAATAGTATGTTTTATTGATTGAATAGAGACTGATTCCTCATCATCCAGATCCTCAGATGGGATTATATCTAAACCATCCTCTGTCCATGTAGCCACACTTTTAAGATTACCCCTACCCAAGGCTGTCAATCTCTGTAAAACTTCTTTACGACTCATTATAGTGCTGTCAGTGGCTTTCTTCTGTAGGTGAGCGATATACTCTGAAATACTGTCTTTTGCTAGTAGCTTAGATGATGATGCCGTGACCGCACTTGAACTCTTTGGATTATAAATTAACTTATAAGCTGCACTTGCGCTCAATCCTTTTCTAACCAGAACCTCACAGAATTTCTTTTGTTTTGCGTTTAGTGCCATAGTGTATCATCTTATCGTATCTAAATTTTAAAATCAAAGTTCTCACAAAGCACAGTAGCAAATTGATCTGCAATGATTTCTTCTAATTCACATGAAATGTTAGCATTATTAAGTCCACAACGGCTAACGTAGGCATGAAAAAGTTCATGTATCAATGTTATAGATACATATTTTTTGTTTCCTTTATCATCAATTAGTAATGATTTTGAGTTAAAATCACATAATCCGCTAACCTCATCACCTCTAGTATCGTGAATGGGATGACCAAATTTAACTTTCCACTTCTCACCAAATATATTTAATTCAAAATTTTTATACTTTGCCATTCCATCTCCCGTGTTTATCTAGTTGCATTTTCATTGGCCTGGGCATACCTATATTGTCTAGGATTAGAGATCCCATGATTGGATCTGGTAGATTATTCCGGGCATAGACCATGGCCATTGATTTTGTATCTACAAGACAACCTGTGTAGGCATCGAACCTTGGCCCCATTGCCGAATTATACCAATTTACACAAAATTTAGCGTGGTAGTGTCCCTGAATTGCACAGCACATCATATCCTTAGCTAATTTGCCAATTGTCCCGGTCTTCCCATGACATATATAATTAGTGAATAGTTTGGTTTTTAGCAAAATATCGTTATGCCATTGCCACCTGTGGGTATTGTATAGCTCATTAAGTTGCTTGAGTGTCCGAATTGGAATACCATTGGCCTTTAATTTTCTGCAAATAAGAGATCCATGGTTAGATTCCAAAATATACATTTTAGGGAAAAGCTTATGCAATCCGGTATCAATTTCCTCAATTGCCCTTTCCAATTCGTGATCCGCTGAAAAGAGAGAAGTTTCAGAATTATGAAAAGAAATTGCGTGATAATCGAGTTCATCACCGATATGGATTACAATTTGGGGTTTCCATATCTTTTTGAGGTATTTAAGGAAGTCGAGATAATCCGGGTGGCTGTAAGGTATGTGGGTATCTCCTATTATTAAAACCGTTTTTCCAACTGCATTTAAATTAAAGGGCAAGGTAGCCTCCTGTTTACATAGGGGTATTATACCGGTCTAGCTGCGCCGCAGGAAATAGTCAGGTATTTACCCGACCCTTACCCGATATTCAGAAAACCCTTACCTTGAGGGTAATGAAAAAAACCCTTTAATTTCATACACTTGATGCACCTCCCTTACCTTTCATTACCCGCCGGGTAAGGCTGTAAGTACCCGTAATCATTAAGGAAATACCCCCTTTATATATAACTATTACCTTTTTTAAATATATATAT